GTACAGACAACGCCTCTATTTGGCTCGTGGTCTGGGGGCCGAACACCGTTCACGGCATTTACCCCAAGGGCTCAATGGCCGGTCTGCACTCACACGACAAAGGGCAGATCACCATCGAGAACGCCGACGGCAACGGTGGTCGCATGGAAGGCTATCGCACCCACTACAAATGGGATTGCGGCCTGACCGTTCGCGACTGGCGCTATGTTGTTCGCATCAACTTCGACTATGAGAATCTGGTCAAAGATGCGGCCACCGGCCCTGACCTGACCGACCTGATGGTGCAAGCCCTGGAGCTGGTGCCGTCGCTGTCGATGGGTCGCCCAGCGTTCTACGTCAACCGTGGCACCCGCTCTTGGCTGCGTCGTCAAATGACGAACAAGACCAAGAACAGCACCCTGGCATTCGACATGATGGCCGGTAAGCGCGTCCTGTCGTTCGACGGTGTGCCAATCCGTCGCGTCGACCAGTTGCTGACCACAGAAGCCGGCATCTAATCCGCAAACATAGAGGGGAAAATCATGATTCTCGACCGATTGAATGAGTTTTGCGACGCTACCGCGCTGAACACTGGCGCAGCTGGCACCTACCTTTTGGGCAACCAGATCGACCTGGGCTTGGCTGCACGTGACGTGGGTGTGGGTGAGAGCGCCATGTTCTTGGTGATCCAAGTTTCCACCGGCATCACCGTGGCTTCCAGCACCGGTACCGTGTCGTTCTCGCTGGCGTCTGATGACTCCGCGGCCATCAGCACCAGCACCGCCAGCATCCACGCCACCAGTCGTGCATGGGCCACATCTACCTCGGCCATCGCCGCCGGTACGGTGTTGTTCTGCATCCAGCTGCCCCCTGCCGGTACGGTGTATGAGCGCTACCTGGGCATCCTGCAGACCACTGGCACCACGGCCTTGAACGCTGGCGCCATTGACGCCTTCTTGACCACGGACGTGGCCAAGTGGAAGCCTTACGCTGATGCGGTGAACTAAGCATGGGCGCGCGTAAGCTGCGGGCGACCCGAGATATTATTTACAACAACACCCTGGTGGTTAAGGGTGCGGTGTTCGAGTATCTCGGGGAGGGCACCCACAAGTACGGCGCTCCGGTGGACGTCCCACAGCCCGCTCCGGCTAAGAAGGTGCAGGCCGACTTGAAACCGGAGGCGGCCAGGAAGGTGTCGAAAGACAAGGCCATCAACCCATCCGGGGACGCTGACCTGACTTAACCCAAGCAGCCGCACCCGCGGCTGTTTTCTCATGAGGCTGTGCCATGGCGAGCGAAGTCGACATTTGCAATATGGCGTTGAGCCACGTCGGGTCAGACGCTGTTGTCGTCTCGATCTCGCCCGCTGACGGCAGTGTCGAGTCGGGCTACTGCGCTCGCTTTTTCCCGATAGCTCTTGGCCTTTTGCTTGAGCGGCACACCTGGAGTTTTGCGAAGACCAGGGTGGCGCTGGCCGAGGTGACGAACCCCAGCGAGTCGTGGGCCTACGCTTACGGCCTGCCGGGCAACTGTCTGAAACCGCGCCGGGTGCTGCAACAGGTCTCGCTAAACGTGCTGGGGTTCTACGACTTCAGCGGCTCGCTGACCGCGGACGAGTACCGCGTAATGGATGAAATGGGAAGTGCAAACTTTGCCATTGAGACCGATCAGACCACAGGGAACAAGATTCTTCTGACCAACGAGCCCGAGGCCGTCTTGCTCTACATTCGTCGGGTGGAGGACACCACGCAGTTGAGCTACGCGGTCGTGAACGCGTTGAGTTACCTGGTCGCGGGCTTTCTGGCCGGCCCGATCATCAAAGGCCAAGCCGGGGTCACCGCTGGGCAACAGCTGCACGCAGCGGTTTTCAACCCTGGCGGCTTGCTGGATCAGGCCGCGGCCTCTGATGCCGATGGCAGCAAAGAGACCTCAGACCACATCCCCGCACACATTCGAGCGCGCTGATGGGCAAGTCGTTGCTACGCTCATTCGCCGGTGGAGAAATTACCCCTGAAATGCAGGGGCGGATTGACCTCGGCAAGAACCAGACCGGCCTAAAGAAAGCGCTCAACTTCATCACGTTGGCGCACGGCCCCGCGGCACGCCGGCCAGGCTTCCGGTTTATCAATGAGTGCTACGACAGCGGGCAGCGAGTGTGCCTGATCCCTTTTGTCTGGAGCGCAGACCAGGCCATCTTGCTGGAGTTCGGCCACTTCTACATTCGGTTCCACACGGGCGCCGGAACGGTGCTGGAGACCGCGAAGACGGTCACCGCAGTGACGCAGGCCTCGCCGGGCGTGTTCACCTCTGTGGCTCACGGTTTCTCAAACGGCCAGACGGTTTACCTCGGCACGGTGTCGGGGATGACAACGCTGTCAGGGGCCTACTATTACGTAGCTGGAGCTACGGCGAACACGTTCACCCTGCAGTATTTAGACCTCACCGCGGTGTCAACGGCGGCACTTCCCGCGTTCAGCGGCACGGCAAGCGTGTCGCGGGTCTACACTCTCTCATCGCCTTATCCTGGCAGCGACGTGTTCACGCTGAATTTCGCACAGGATAGCGATGTGCTGACGGTGTCCCACCAACTTGGCCCCTCGCGGGAGCTGAAGAGGCTAGGGGCAGCAAACTGGACGCTCACATCGGTCAGCTTTGGCCCCTGGGCCTCGCCGCCTACAGGTGTCGGGTGCGTGGCCACCAAGCCCACCCCCACGAACGTGACGACCCAGTCCTACGTGGTCACGGCAGTGAGCGCGGACGGGGTATCGGAGACCTTGGCCTCATCTGCAGCGAGCGACACCAACAACCTGAACATCAGTGGCAATTTCAATACCATCACCTGGTCGGCGGTCACAGGGGCCTCGCGCTACAACGTCTATAAGCTGCGGGGTGGGGTCTACGGGTTCATCGGCCAAACCACCGGCCTGAGCATCATTGATGAGAACATTCTGGCCGACACCCTGCAAGTGCCGCCCGAAGACATCATCACGCTGAACACAGGTGCAGGCGACTACCCTGCCGCGGTGGCCCACCACGAACAGCGTCGGTGGTTCGCCGGCACGTTGTTGCAGCCGCAGACGGTGTGGGGCACGCGCACCGGCACCACGTCAAACCTGACAAGTTCACTCCCAAGCCGCGCAGATGACGGCCTGGAGTTCCGCATTGCCGCCCGGCAACAGAACGCCATTCGCCACTTGCTGCCCCTGGCCGACCTCTTGGCGCTGACAGCAGGTGGTGAATTCCGCATCTTCGCCGACGGCGCGCCCGCGATCACGCCCACAAGCCTTAGCGTCAAGCCGCAAGCCTACAGCGGGTCAGCCGCCGTACAGCCCGCCTTGACCTCGTCCACCATCCTGTACGTGCAGGCTCAGGGCTCGCGAATCCGCGAGCTCGGCTACGGCGGTGAGGCATCGAACAGCAACTACCGCACCATCGACCTGTCGCTGTTGGCCCCGCACTTGTTCAACGGCTACACCATCATTCAGCTGGCCTACACGCGTGCGCCTGACCAGATGCTGTGGGCAGTGCGCAGTGATGGCGTGTTGCTGGGGTTGACCTATGTACCCGACCAGCAAGTCTACGGCTGGCACCAGCACTCGACAGACGGGTTCATCGAGTCTGTGGCCGTGATCCCCGAGGGGAATGAAGACGTCTTGTTTTTGGTGGTTCGGCGCACCATTGGGGCGCGCAGCGCGCGGTATATCGAGCGGCTCGACACCAGGCTGTTTCTGGAAGCGGAAGACGCGTTCTTTGTCGATAGCGGGTTGAGCTACTCAGGATCGCCAGTTACCACGCTCCGCGGCCTGCGCCACCTGGAAGGCAAGACGGTGAAAATCCTTGCAGACGGCGCCATTGAAACCCCGCAAGTGGTCACCGACGGCGCCATCACACTGACCACGGCGGCCAGCACAGTGCATGTCGGCCTGGGGTACAGCAGCGACATGGAGACACTGCCGCAGTCGTATGAAGGTGCACCGGCAAGTGGGCAGGGCACCATGAAGAATGTGAATAAGGTGTGGCTGCGGGTCTTCCAGTCGTCGCTCGTCAAGGCAGGCCCTACGTTCAGCAAGCTGCGCGCCTACCCCGCTCGGGCGGTGTCCGACGACTACGGCTCGCCGCCCGGGCTACAGACGGGCGAGCTGGGTTTGACTATCGACCCGAGCTGGAATTCAGACGGCACGGTGTGCATCAGACAAGACGAGCCACTGCCGCTGACGGTGCTCGCGATAGCCCTGGATACTGCAGTCGGTGGGTAAGATCACCTACGCCCGGGCGACCTTGGCTGACGCGGCCGAGATGGAAGGGTGCCTGCGCGCAGCGGACATCGCCGAGCTCGAAGCGGCGGGGCTTGAGGTCAACGGGTCAGTGGTCACCAGTGTGCGGGTCAGCCTTTGGGCAGTGACCGCCCGGGTGGACGGCGCCATGGTCTGCGTGTTCGGAGTGGCACCCCTGGCGGGTAGCTTGCTTGCTGACACCGGGGTGCCTTGGATGCTTGGGTCGAATCTCGTGCGTAGGCACCACTGGTCGCTGATAAAAGAATCGCGCCACTACATCGCCGCAATGAACGAGCAGTTTGACACGTTGCTGAACTACGTCCACACTGAGAATGTGGAGTCTGTCCGCTGGTTGAAGCGGATGGGTTTCACTCTTGACGAAGCCAAGCCGCACGGCCCGAGCGGCGCACTATTTCATAGATTCGAAGTGAAACATGTGTGAACCCGCAACGCTGAGG